CGAAGGGTCATGTCGAACTGAGTGGTGTGGTGGCCCTCTCACAGGATCTCTCCCGTGGTCTTTCCCACACCTCGTACCCACGTCTCCTTCTCGCAAGTCGTTACTAGTCCGCACGCAGCTCGTATGCTTACGTGAAGAGAGCCCGCCAAGGCTGGACTAGTCCCCTTACTAACTTGCGCCATTCGGTCACGTCGGTCTCGATTTCTCCCCTTGATGTTGCTTAAGATGGTTGTGGAGTCTGGAATGACTTCACCTCCTCAAACCTATTCTTGCAGTGAATTAAAAGTTGTCCATAAGGAGTGGTTGTCGCCGCACTAGCAACCCCGTACACAGCCCACACGATGACACCTTGCACCGACTGGTCTATAGCATCTATAGTCTGGTCGATGATAGGGTCAATCATAAAGATTTTCCTGCGCGGCGCTTGTGTGAGGGGGAAAGTGAGCTCCTGCCAAACGGGTCCGGTCTTTGAGTTATTCAAGTCTCGGATAAAGTTCAAGTGGTTACCTGCACCAAGAGCATTCCATGCCCTGATGGTGTCAGGGTTGTCGATGTAACCCATGATAACATTACCAGCGGTGTTCAAGCCGACAGAAGGTATGTACTTAACAAAAGTGCCAGGCAGGAACAGCCCTTTCTGAAAGAACCGCCCCACACCTTGCACAGCTGCATTAGCACGTCCGGCACTGTTACCGGGTGCAAGTATTACATCACCGTAGCCGACCGTAAATCCAGCTGGTACTTGTGCAGGTTCGTTATATTCATTTCCCGTGACATTGGTGACATTCTCATTAAGTCTTCCTTTTAAATTCATTTTCGGGCTAGGTCGAGCAAGCTGGTCAACAGTACTCCGAACCCCACCTTGTGTTTTGCGTTTGTTATTTCCCATTGGTGATGATATAATCTATGTTGTCGATAAGTTGGCGCTTATCGCCGCCCCAGACAGCTTCGTCAAAGTATTTTTCAATGATTAGTTGGCTGTCAGGACTAATGCCCGTGCCCATCCAAAAACTGTATCTGCCTACAGAGTCTGGCTGATCATGCTCCAAGTGTATGCCTTTGCTCATAGCTCTGTAGCATGAGAACTCTGAGGTATGACCCTCATAGTTCCCTTCCACACCGAAACGCCCAAGCATTCTGTAGAATGCACCAAGAACAGGGGCGTCGGCGCTAAAAGCAAGACCACAATTGGAGACATCATGCAACCACCTTCTAAAGGCGTCAACATTGTGCCCGAGGTTGACCGATGTGCAATCCTTTGCCAAGCAGGTGCGGATGTTGCGGACCATCCTCCAAACTCCATTAGAGAGTAGAGGTCGGCATTGGCAAAATTCTACCTGTTCGAGGTTGTACACTGGCTCCTCGCACTTCATATTAAACCCAAACTGCATAAAATACTCACGTAGATCCGACAGTTTCGGCAAATGCTTCTTCTGGATGAATACAAGACAATCGTCACCGTTGTTTGCAAAGTCATACTCTATATGTTTAGAGTCAAGATAGGCCTTGCACATGAGACACATCAGTAGCTTGTTGCCCAAGGATGTGTTCATGTCACCCGACATACGTGACCCTTTCTTCGTGTACTTGAACCAGCCGTCATTCCCTTTAGCATAACCGATGTTCGTCAGTTGCTGCTGCAGTAAGTTGCGTAACTCAGAAGACTTGAAAATAGCGTCATAGACACTGTGTTCGAACTTGAGAGCCTGGGTAGAAACATGTTGGTCAAATCGCGAAGCGTCCAGTCCGATGACAGCGCACTTAGGCGTGTTATCAAACTTACTCTTCAGTATTGCGGCTAACTGTATAGAGTTGTACTTGCTCATAATGGTGGGCGACTTAAATAAGTCGTCAATGGCATCATAGATCTTGTGTTCTATGGGTCGCAGGTATTTTCCCACTTCAACATTGAACCTTGGCTCTCTAGGTTGTATAACCCGAGGAGCGGGATCATGTTTTAGTGTGAAGTTTATCTTTTCTGCCTTGACAAACGTCTTGAGGCGAGCATCGCGGGGACAGATTGGTTTTAACACCAAACTGGCTACAGCCCGTTCATAGGTGTGGCGGCGTGGTCCCTTGTAGTAGTCAACGAACTCGTCGCGACTCACAGGGGATTGCCGGCCAACCGAACGAACAATAGTGCGTTTTAAAGATGCAAGCCTCCGCTCAAACACTCCGTCTAAAGGTTGAACACATTTTGTTAGATTACGGTCAGTGTAGAGCACTCGTTCGCCGACCCCACGCAAGAGGTTGGCGACCGAGTTATTATGGGTGTTCAGGTTATCGTCGACGATGAAATTGCCCATATATAAGCATCGCCTACGTTTCGGGTTCCCAGCATACGTTGGAGTCAGTTCGGGGTAGTTGCTTGGAACAGTGTCTACCCCCTCCAGTTTCTGCGGGCCCCATCAAGCGTCAAGTCGCGTAGCACCAAGATGCTTCATGACTCTAGCTTTAGTTCTTACGGTTTTGGTGTCACTCATTGCTGCGTTCCGCATCTCCCAAGCCGTGGGAATGAAGACCATTTCTGTGGCGAAGTCGACATTCTCGGCAATATGCCGTGCGATAACCCCATGACTTACACAAATATCGTAAAGGTATTTGCGAATGCACATGCGGTTGCCGTCGGTCACGTTAGGGAGTCCAAATTTCGCTTTACCTGCTTTAACTAGAAACGCGCGGAAGGGTGCCTTAGCCCGCACTCGGCGCTTGGTTGTGTTGTTCTCAATAACATCCATGGTTTGGCTGGAAATGGCGTCAGCTATATGCTGTACTTCTAAATCTATTCCATTCTCAACCTCGTCCATGACGCTCTTAATCTCAACATCAGCTGCTGCGACGATCTTTTGAGCTTTGTACCAGTCCGCGTGGTAGCGCTTGTACAAGTGATATCCGATCTTTCCGATTTCATATACAACAAATGCACTCTGAACAGCGGCACTTGCGTGGTTCATATCGCAGACCATGGCGGCGAAAACAAGTTGGCG